GCGCCAGCTTCGCCCGGGTGCTGGAGATCGAGGCGGCCGCGGCCTCCAAGGCCCGGCCCAACTACAACGACCTGCAGGAGCTCGAGAAGCGCTGGCTGGCCCACGTGGCCATCGGGCAGGAGATCGTCACCTACCTTCGGGCCGCCTACGACCAGGGCAAGCCCGAGAGCATGCGGGCGCCGCGCCTGGGGGACTGAGCACCATGAGTACCGTGATCATGGCGCTTTGCTGGCCTATCAGGATGCGCCCCCCGGCCAAGGCCGTGCTCATCTCGCTGGCCGACATGGCCAACGATGAGGGCTACTGCTGGCCGTCGATCGAGCGCCTGTGCGAGCGCACCTGCTTCGGCCGCACCGCGGTGATCGAGGCCATCTCATGGCTCGAGGAGCGCTGCATCCTGCGGGCGGATCGTTCCAACGGCCGCAAGACCGTGTACTGGGTCGAGCCCGACTTGTACGTGGAAGAGGGCGCCGACCCTGAGACCCCTGAACCGCCTGTTCGGTCAGCCACACAACCCCCCAAACGTGTGCCAAACCAGTACGCCACGCGGACCGGTCCGCCACGCAAACCGGTACGCCAGGCGGACCCAACCAGTCCGCGTGGCGGACTCAACCGGTCCGCCACGCGGACACTAACCGTCAAGAACCGTCATGAATCAAATAACCCCCTAACCCCCAACATCCGTAGCACCCCCGATACCCCCGCCGCAGCGGGGGGCGCGTGTGGGTCGTTGCATTCATCCCAAAGCCAAACCCGCGGTCCACAGTCAGCAATCCCCAACGCCCCCGGCTTCGAAGCCTTCTGGCAGGCCTACCCCAAGCGGGCCAACGAAGACGCCGCACGCCGCGAGTGGAACCGCCTGGCCCCCGACGCTGAGCTGCAGGCCTGCATGCTGGCCGCCATCCGGGCCCAGCAGGGTGGCCCGGCCTGGATGCGCGAGGGCGGCCGCTTCATCCCCATGCCGTCCAAATGGCTGGCCGGCCGGCGCTGGCGGGACGAGCCCTCGCCCCAGGCCCAACTGGGGCTGCAAGACCTTTGGTGGGAGAGCAAAGACGGCGTGCGGGCCATGGGCCAACGCCTGGGCCTGCCGTACTCGATGGCCGAACTCGGCAATGCCTACACCGACGACGAGCTGCTCGAGCACAACCGCCGCTACCGCGAACGGGTGTTCGCTGCAGCCGGTGCTGGCCCCTGGTCGCAAAGGCGCACAGCATGACCACCACTACGACCATGGCCACCACCATGCCCCGAACCTACATCCTCACCCAACTCCTGCGCCTGGGCCCACTGACCCTGCGCGAGATCGTGGCCATCACAGGCTGGCCCTCGAGTGCGGCAGGCTGGGCACTGCGCAACACCTTGGACTCCAACGCCGTCCAGGAACTGCGCCACCGCAGCGGCGTGCGCTACGTGGCCACGGCCGGCAGGCTCGATGGCCAGTTCGACGAGCCGACCCTCGGTCCGGCAGAGCAGGGCAGGGCCCCCACCCCCCGGGCCTGCGGGTCCTCCCGGCAGGGGGCCAACGCGGGTAATTCGCACCGCCTGCTCGGACTGTTGCGTGAGTGCCCTAAGGGGGTTAAGTGAAGCTCATCCCCCTTCTGGATCAGCCCATCTCGCAAGCCGAGTTCGCCGAGATGGTGGGCCTGAGCGAAGCCCGCGTGAGCCAGCTCATGGCCGACAGCGTGATGGTGCGCGGCGACACGGCGCATGCCTGGCTCATCGCCTACTGCGAACGCCTGCGCGACATGGCCGCAGGCCGCGCCTCTTCGGAGACCGGCGGCCTCGACCTGGTGCAAGAACGCGCGGCCCTGGCCCGCGAGCAGCGCATCGCCCAGGCCTTGAAGAACGCCGTCGCCCGTGGCGAATACGCCCCCGTGGGCCTGCTGGCCGATGTGCTGGGCATGGCCAGCAGCGCCGTGGTCGATCGCTTCGACCAGCTCGAGGGCACCTTGCAGAAGGCCTGCCCCGATCTGCCCGAAGAAGCCAAGGCCGCCGTGATGCAGGTGCTGGCCTCGGCCCGCAACGAGTGGATCCGATCCACCGCCCGCCTGGTCACCGAGCAGGTGGACGCCATGGCTCAGGCCGACGACGACAGCGATTCCCCCACAGATACCGACACAGAAGGGCTCCCGTTTTGAACACGGCCACCGTCACCCTGCACAACGAAACCGCCCAGGCCATCGTGCGCTCGGTCCGCCTGGGCCTGGACAGCCTCCGCGCCGAAGTGCCCCAGCGCCTGAGCGAATGGGCCTCCGAGCACTTCAAGCTCGCTGGCGAAAGCTCCCACCAGAAAGGCGGCTGGGTCGGCTGGTCCTTCCAGACCGGCATCCTGGACTTCATGAGCGATGACCGCATCGAAGACCTGGCGGTGATGAAATCCAAGCGCGTGGGCTACACCAAGATGATCACGGCGTTTGTGGCCTACAACATCGCCCACCGCAGGCGCAAGCAGGCCCTGTGGCAGCCCACCGACGATGACCGCGACTCTTACGTCAAAAGCGAGATCGACCCCGTGCTCGATGCGGTGGAGGCCGTGCGCAAGGCTCGCAAGCAGGGCAAGGCCAACGAAGACACCATCAAGTTCAAACCCTTCCGCGACAGCGTGCTGCACCTCTTGGGCGGCAAAGCCAAGCGGGCCTACCGCCGCATCACGGTAGCGGTGGCCATCCTGGACGAGTGGAGCGCCTTCGACCAGTTGATCGAGAAGTCCGGCGACCCGGGCGGCCTGGCCAAGGGGCGGCTCGAAGGCGCGGCCTACCCGAAGTTCGTCGGCGGCTCCACCCCGGGGGTGAAGGGGCTTTGCCACGTTGAACGCGCCTGCGACAACTCCGAAGGCTATGTGCGCTTCCACATTGCGTGCCCCCACTGCGATGCGGAGCACCCCCTGATGTGGGGCGGCAAGGACCGGCCCCACGGCTTCAAGTGGCAGCGCGGCCAGCCCGACACCGTGCGCCACATCTGCCCCCACTGCCGCGAGCCCATCACCCAGGCCGACTACCTGCCCGGTGGCCAGCCCATGGCCGGCACCTGGGTCTGCAGCAAGACCGCCAAACGCTACGGCCCCGACCGCATCTGGCGCGACAGCCAGGGCCAGCCCACCCGACCTCCCAAAACCCTGGGCGTGCAGGTCTGGGCCGCCTACAGCCCCCAGCGCAGCTGGGCCAGCATCGTCAAAGAGTTTGAAGAAGCCGTCTCGGCCCTGGAGAAGGGCGATCCGGGCCCCATGCAGCTCTTCGTCAACGAAACCCTCGGTGAAACCTGGGAGGTCAAAGGCGAGCGCAGCGACGAACACGCCCTGCAGGCCCGGGCCGAAGCCTTCCCCCTGTGCCAGGTGCCCGTGGGCGGCTTGGTGCTCACCGCCGGGGTGGACGTGCAGCGCAACCGCTGGGAGATCGCCGTCTGGGCCTGGGCCCGGGGCCTGGAGTCCTGGCCCGTGGACCACCACATCATCGAGGGCAACCCGGCCAGCGAAGAGGACTGGCAGCAGGTCACCACCTACCTGCAGCGCCGCTACCCCCAGGCCTACCACGCAGGGAGCCTGGGCCTGTCGGGCATCTCCATCGACTCCAGCGACCAGACCCAGGCTGTCTACAACTGGGTGCGCAAGAACCAGCACCAGCTCCCCTGCCTGCGTGCGGTCAAAGGCCGAGGCGAAGAGGGCGTGCCCGTACTCGGCCCGGCCAGCATCCAGGACATCAACTGGAATGGCCAGAAATGGCCCCAGGGCGTGAAGCTGTGGAACGTGGGCGTGGACACCGCCAAAGACCTGCTGCTGGGCCAGCTCGCCATCCCCACCCCGGGCCCGGGCTACGTGCACTTCAGCCAGGACCTGCCGCGCGAATGGTTCGAGCAGCTCACGGCCGAGCAGCGCATCCTGGCCAAGCTCAATGGGCGGGATACGTACCGCTGGGTCAAGCGCCGCCCGCGCAACGAGGTGCTGGACTGCCGCAACTACGCCCTGCACTCGGCCATGAGCATTGGCCTGCACCACCACAGCGACCGCAAGTGGCAGCAGATCGAGGCGGCGGTGCAGCCGGTGAATGCCGATCTGTTCAGTGCGCCGCTGCCTGCCAGGACAACAGCCCCGGCCATCTCGGTGACCCCGGAGCCCAGCCCAGCCCGTACCGAAGAACCCCAAGACCGCGGCTATGCCCGCCGCCGATCCCCGGCCCCCACCTTCACCCGCGCCTGGTGACCCTATGAAAATCCACGCCCAGATCAACTTCCCCGACCCCGCCCGGCTGGTGGGCGAGCTGGCCAAGCAAACCCGCTTTGCCCTGAAAACCGCCCTCAACACCACCGCCACCCAGGTGCGCGACGGCCTGCGCTCCGAGATCCAGCGCACCATCGACCGGCCCACGCCCTACACCCTGAACAGCCTCTTCATCCGGGCTGCCACCGCCCAGAACCTGGAGGCCACGGTCTGGCTCAAGGACGAACGGGCCACGTCCAATGCGGGCACCCCGGCCACTCGCTACATGCTGCCCCACATCGTGGGCGGGCAACGCACCCTCAAGCGCTTTGAACGGGCCCTGCAGATCACAGGCCAGATGCCCAAGGGCTGGTACGCAGTGCCCGGGGCCGGGGCCCGGCTGGACGCCTTCGGCAACATGAGCTCGGGCCAGATCATCCAGATCCTGAGCCAGTTGCGGGTCACGCTGACGGCGGGCTTCACCCGCAACATGTCGACGGACGCCCGCAGCAAGATCGCTGCCCAGCGCCGGGCCGGTGGGCGCTTCTTCGTGGTGATGCCGGGTGCCAAGGGCCTGCGCCCGGGCGTGTACCAGCGCGAGTTCATGGGGCGCCAGGTCACCCCGGTGCTGATTTACGTGACGGCGGCCAGTTACCGCAAGCGGCTGGCGTTTGAGGCGGTGGGGCAGCGCATTGCGGATGCCAACCTGCTGATCAACTACCGCCAGGCCTACGCGCAGGCGCTTGCCACAGCCCGATAAGCCGAACCGCCTTCCTCTCTTCTTTTGCCCCTTCTCCTGCCGAATCACTTCAGCAATGACCCCTCCCAAGACCACGCCCGAGCCCATCACTGAACTTGACCTGGTGGACCGGATCTTTGCTTACCTCGAATCTGAATTGCCCGAAGCGTCTCGGGCCATGTGCAACATCGACCGACTGAAAGCCGAAGTCCGATCGGAGTTTGCTGGCATCGAGTGCTACATCCCGGCGCTGCCCCGTGTTGAGCGTGACAAACGGGCTCAGGACGTGCTGCGCCTGTTCAACGGCCGCAACGCCAGCGAAGTGGCCCGGCAACTCAACATCGGGCGAACGACGGTGTACCGAATTCTCAAACAGCCAGGGAACAGGTAGAGAGGTGGAGGTCGTGGTGGACCGGTAGCCATCGTTCAAATGTTGTTCCACCTTTCCTGGAAACGGAACAGCAGCTTGGGTAAGTTGGCCGGGCAACTCCCTGAACCCCGACCTCTACCCCCTATGGCCTACACCCAAACCGACCTGGACAACATCGACACCGCCATCGCTACCGGCGAGCTGGAAGTGGAGATCCACGGCCCCAACGGCCTGCGCAAGGTGCGCTACCGCAGCATCGGCGAGCTCAAGTCTGCTCGTGAGCACATCGCCAGCCTGCTGGCCCGGGCCAGCGCGCCTCGCAACCCCGGCGCCTGGCGTGTCGGCTTCTCCACCTCGCGGGAGTGATGGACCATGGCCAACCTTCTGGATCGCCTGATCGGCGCCTTTAACCCCCAGGCCGGCCTGCGCCGCCACCAAGCCCGCGAGCTGCTGCAGCGGGCCTACGAAGGGGCCAGCACCCGTGACGGCTGGCGGCCCCGCCGGGCCGGTGCCAGTGCAGACACCGACCACCGGGCCGATGCTGCCACCCTGCGCGTGCGGGCCCGCTCCCTGGTGAAGAACACCCCCTACGTCGCGCGGGGCCTGGGCTCCATGGTGGCCAACGTGATTGGCACCGGCATCAACCCGCGCAGCCTGGGCAAAGACGCCAAGCGCATCACCGCCCTCTGGCAGGAATGGTCCAAGGTGGCCGATGCGGACGGTGTGCGCAACCTGGGCGGCCTGCAGGCGGCTGCTTACCGCGCCATGGAACAAGACGGCGAGGTGCTGGTGCGCTTGAGGGCTCGCAGGCCCAGCGATGGCCTGCCGGTACCCCTGCAGCTCCAGTTGGTGGAAATCGACTGGCTCGACAGCGCCAAGGTCGGCAGCCATGGTGCCAACACCATCATCAACGGCATCGAATACGACCCGCTCGGCAAGCGGGTGGCGTATTGGCTGTTTGACCAACACCCAGGCGAAATCCTGGGTCCGCGCATGGCCAGGACCAGCAGCAGCCCGGTGCCGGCCGAACGCATCATTCACTTGTTCAACCCCGAGCGGCCAGGGCAGGGCCGAGGCTTCACGCGCCTGGCGCCCGTCATCAGCCGGGTGCGCGACTTGCAGCTCTACGAAGACGCCGAAGCCCAGCGCAAGAATCTCGAATCGCGCCTGTCGGTGATCGCCAGCGGCGATGTGAACTCCATGGGCCCCCTGGGCCCCGAGGACCAGCGCACCCCGGACCAGAGATCCGAATCAGGCGACCTGGGCACCCTGAGCAGCGGCTCCATCATCCAGGTCCCCTCGGGCTTGAACATCACGACCGTCCAGCCCAATGCGGTGCCGGGCTATGTGGACTACGTGAAGCTGCAACTGCACCTGATCGCCGCCGGCATGGGCATCACCTACGAGATGCTCACGGGGGACGTGCGGGAGGTCAACTTCAGCAGCGCCCGCGTGGCCATTCTGGAATACCGGCGCAACGCTGAGCAACTCCAATGGCTCACCCTGATCCCGGGCCTGTGCGAACCGATCTGGCGGGCCTTCATTGATGCCGCGGTGCTGGCCAACATCCTGAAGACGCCGGACTACGCCTGCGACTGGGCGACCCCGAAGTGGGATTACGTGAACCCGGTGCAGGACGTGGCGGCTGAGCTCGATGCCATCGCGGGTGGCCTGTGCACCATCAGCGAAAGCCTGCGCCGCCGGGGCATGGAGCCGGAGCTGTTCTTTACCGAGTACAAGGCCGACTTCGAGCGGCTGCAGCGGGATGGGACGCTGGACTTTTTGATGATGCTGCAGAAAGGGCGGACGATGGGGATGGCGCAGCTGCAAGATTCAGTGCAAGGCGGTAAAAATGGGCTGTGATCCGAGTGAATGCAATTTCAAACGGGATGGCCCTACCGATTGTTCAAGCGACCTTGTGTTGATCCGGTGTGGGCGCACGCTGGACCCGAAATAGAAAAGGCACCCAAAGGTGCCCTGATCCAGAAACTGCTGTCACTCAGGACATTTTTCGTCTCATGACAAACAAGCCAAGCATGGCCATCGTGGCGGCCAGCACGGCCATGGCGTACTCGCTCAGAGTGGGAACCGAGGTCGATTGAGCGGGAACCGTAGTCACAACGATAGTATCTCCCGATGTGAGCGTGATGGTATTGGTTGTGCCCAAGGTCAGCCCGAGCGATGCAAGTGTTTTACCGTTGAAAGTTGATGAATTGGAAATCGGACTGAGTGACGTGTAGCCCGTAGGAAGATATAAGCTGGCACCAGCCGCAAAGACCGGAGAACCAGTTGAAGTGTCCGCTGGCGTAGAAGCGCCAGAGGTCAGGCCTGTCAAAATTGTTGTAAGTCCTATCCCCGAGAGTCCAGGGGTGCCAGATCCAATACAAAGGAGGGAAGATCCCAAAATTCCGTTCCCGCTTGCACAACCCACATTGGTCACAACCAGTGTCATGCCAGTTGTGTCGATTGTTCCGCTTCCTGTCATGACAACGTTCGCACCGCTTTGGACAATGTTGACGGTGTAAGTTGCCTGCGCTGCACCAACGCCTGTAACCAAAGCCAACGTTGTCAATAGTTTTCGAATTCTCACGCGAACTTTCTCAGAAATTTTTTACGAATTGAGTCTACTTTGGCGAAGCCACGTCCGGTCACTTTTCAAATAAGCAATACGAGAAAAGAAGGTTTCATTTGTCGAGTGTTGTTTAAGGTAATTACCCAACGGTACTTGTGATCCCCATAAGTCGTCCCACTTTTCCTGGAAACGGAACAACTCGGACAGCACGATCAGTGCATGTCCGAGACCCCAACCCCTGAGATCCAGACCCGCCGCGAGGCCCTGCCACTCGCTGGCCGCCAGATGGAACTGCGCGGCTTCCAGCGCTCCCAGGCGGACAGTTCCGCCACTGAATCCTCCCCCCTCGCCACAGCGCAAATCGTCTTCACCACCGGTGCCGGCGTGAAGTGCTTCGACTGGTACCGCGACCGGGCCTATGTCGAAGAACTGGTGGTGGAAGAGGGCGCCATTCGCCTGGATCGTTTGCGCCGGGGGGCGCCGCTTCTGAACACCCACAGCCAGTGGAGCCTTGAGGCCCAACTCGGCGTGGTCGAGAACCCCCTGATTCAAAACGGCCAGGGCACCTGCAGCGCCACCTTCTCGCGCCGTGAGTCGGTTGCCGGCTACGTGCAAGACGTGGCCGACGGAATCATCCGCAATGTGTCGGTGGGCTATGTGCGCCACCGCATCGAGATGGTGGCCCCGGCCAACGAGGGCGAGCTGTGGCGTTACCGCGTGGTCGATTGGGAACCGTACGAGGTGTCCCTCGTCCCCATCCCTGCCGACATGGACAGTCAGATCCGTTCGGGAGCTGGTGTGGCTTCTGCCCCCGGCGCAGATGGCGCCGCCCCCGCCGACCAGGCCTTCCAACTGCGCACCTTCCCCTGCGAGTTCATTGAGACCCGCGCCCATTCCCTGCCCACGGTGGGCCTCTCCGCCGAAACCCAAACCCGAAAGGATTCCTCCATGCCTCAGAGCACTGAAGCCGGCGGCAGCACCGCCACGGCCCCCGCTTCTTCGTCCACGTCAGCCTCCGCCCCGGCCGCTGCACCCGCAGCCGGCACCGTTGCCCAGCGTAGCCAGGCCGATGCCTCTGCCCAAGCCGTAACCCAGGCCGTATCCCAGGCCGCCATTGCCGCAGCCTCTGCCGCCGCCGACATCACCGACCTCTGTGCCCGCCACGGTGTGGCCCACTTGGCCGCCGGCCTGATCCGCTCGGGCAACTCGGTCGAGCAGGCCCGCAGCTCGGTGCTCGATGAACTGGCCCGGCGCGACGCCGCCAGCGGTGGCCACCGAAACACCCAAGGCGGCCAGATCCAGACCGTGCGCGATGAGATGCAAACCCGCATGGCTGGCATCGAGCAAGCCGTCCTGCATCGGGTCGCCGCGCAAACCCAGTTGGACGACAACGGCCGCCAGTACCGGGGCATGAGCCTCCTGGAGCTGGGCCGCGACTTCCTGGAAGGCCACGGTGTCAGCACCCGCGGCATGGACCGCCTGACCCTGGCCACCCGCATGCTGCACTTCCGAGCCGGTGGCATGAACACCACCAGCGACTTCCCCTCGCTGTTTGCCAACGTGGCCAACAAGCGCCTGCGCAGCGCCTATGACGAGAACCCGGGCACCTATGCCCTGTGGGCCCGCCGCGCCCCCAATGCGCCTGACTTCAAGAACATCACGATCACGGCGCTGTCGGCCGCCCCCGATCTGCTGCGCACCAATGAGCACGGGGAATTCAAGTACGGCTCGATGAAGGATGGCGCCGAGTCCTACCAGGTGCTGACCTATGGCCGCATCGTGTCCCTGTCGCGCCAGGCCATCATCAACGACGACCTGCGGGCCTTTGACCGCCTGGTGAGCGCCTTTGGCTTTGCCGCCCGCCGCCTCGAGAACCGCCTGGTCTACGCCCAGCTCACGGCGAACGCAGCGCTGTCTGACGGCACCTCGCTCTTCCACGCGGACCACGGCAACCTGGGCACGGGTGCGGGTTCTGCTCTGCAGTTCACAGCCCTGTCGGCCGGCCGCACCGCCATGCGCCTGCAAAAGGGCCTGGCCGGTGAGGAGCTGGGCATCGCGCCGTCTTACCTCATCGTGCCCGCCAGCCTGGAGCAAACCGCCTATCAGCTCACCAGCAGCAACTACGTGCCGGCCCGCCAGGCCGATGTGAACGAATTCCGCAGCGGTGGCCGCACTTCGCTGGAGCCCATTGTCGAGCCCCTGCTGGACGGCAACAGCACCACTGCCTGGTACCTCGCGGCCAGCAATGCCCAGGTCGACACGGTCGAGTACTGCTACCTGGACGGCGCAGAAGGCCCGGTGATCGAGACCGAGGTGGGCTTTGAGAGCGACGGCGTTTCTTACAAGTGCCGCGAAGACTTCGCCGCCAAGGCCATCGAGCACCGCGGTCTCTACAAGGCCGCCGGCGGTTAAGTCGCCCTCACTGCCTCCCCACCACCCAAGCCAAGCACCCCATTCAACCCTCCAT